CGTCTAGCTCACCCTCATAAACCATGATGCGTTTCCCACTACTAGGAAACAAATGCTGACCAAAAAGAGTATCGGTACTAATACCTTCATAGTAAAAGTCTTTTTGTTTGGTCTTTATCTTTGCTCCCTGAAGTATTCCGTCGCCTGTGAAATAATGGAAGCGTAGAAGTTCTCCGTCTCGGAAGATTTTATATTTTTGGTTTGTCTTTTCTGAGATTCCTCGTTTTTGCAACCGTACGGCTGATCCTTTGAGTTGTACATTGGTAGACATTTGTTGATTGTGAATAATTTCCTCATTCCCAGAGGTACGGGTTTGGCATACAAAGCAATAAGTGTGGCCATCTGAATAAAGTGAATTACCATCAGAGCTGCCACAGTTATCACAAGATATATGACTGTCAAATTCGCTCTCTATGTGAGCCATTCGATTGGTATTGTGTGAAACGCACACCACTTAATACCGAGTTTCTCGCAGTACTTGGCGTACGTTGTTTTAGATTTCTTTGAGATCTTGTTGTATGGAGCCTGGAAGACCATTCTCAGGTCTATCTCAGGGTGTTGCTCCACTACATTCTTGATCTTTCTTCTATCTGTACTATCCCAGTAGCCTTTGCATTCTAGATAGATACCATTAGGTAAGAGAAAGTCAGGAGAATAATTATGCTGTATTTGATATGGAACCCTTGTTGGTTCATATTCATAATCAATCTTTAGTTCACATAATAAATCTGAGACCTTCTCTTCTAACTCAGACCTGAACATTAGAAGTCATCAGTTTCTTCTACAGAGCTAGGAGTTCCAACTGCTTCAACATTAGGCTCACTAGTTTTAAAACCTTTTGTCTTACCAAATAGTTCTGATACTTCATCTTGACCTAAGTCTCCAGTATCTACTCCAGCTCCTCCCTTGACCGTCACGATCTGTACTCCAGAGAGCTTCAGAGACGTTCCATAGGAGATACCATCTCGTAGTAGGTAAGGCTTCTGTATGAACCCTAGCTTGACCGTAGATCCAGCATATACAGGTGTTGATGTGTCTTCTATAGGTGTACCTTCAGTATCAACTACTGGTGGCTTCTTATCTTCAGCCCATGAGAACTTAATGATGTATTTTCCATCACTAACTTCTTCCCAAGGCTCAGGTTTAAGTGATGATCTCTTAGGGTTCTTGAGCTTAGACTCAGCCCACTTAAGACAATCAACTCTTTCTTCTTCTAACTTATCTATCAAGTCTTTACCTACTAAAGCTCTCAAGCTATAGCCGTACTGACTTGGCTTCATTACAGCCTGATACCCCTCTAATACAACGGGTTCAGGTGTTACATGGATGTTTCTCATTAACAAAAAAAGTAAGTGGATTCAATTACGGATTCTGGTTTCAAGTCTCCTATAATCGGTGGTTCAGTTTCCGCACCTATCTGGTTAGCGAAATCTGTTAGGTAATCATGCTCTGCAAATAGATGCATGTATGTTTTTCTGACAATTCTGGATAACTCAGTCATGTCTGTTGCTCTACATAGAACTGAATCATGTATCAGAGCTATGGGATTGTGAAAGTCTAACGATGCTAGGCATAAAAGACTTGCATCTAATGAATGGATAAGATTTGGAGCAGTGGCTGACTTATGTCTAGCCTTATCAACCTTGTCAGAATCTCCAGTAGAGACCCTCATGTTGCATTGACCTAAGACTTGTAAGGTTATGCGTTCATATTCTTTCTTGAATATCTTCTGGGAGACAACAAACCCTGATGGTGTTACCCATTCAAGATGATCAGCTCCACGCTTAATAGCTTTACTGACCTCATCCTCTATCCATTTCATAACCTTCATAGGTCCAGGGACTATGACATTCATTGCATCTCTAACAGCGTTAACTGTTTGAGTTAACTCTTCCTTCTCAATCTCTACTTCATCATCCTTTAAAGCATCCCTAATGTACGTCCTATTCGAGAATGGTTTCGCATTATAGGGTATTGTCATTACGACCCTTTTGGTTTTTTTTCTATCCCAGTGAGGGCGTAGTCTTTCAGGTATATTTGACTTAGATTCTTCAGCTACTACTTTATAAGCATCCTGTGGTTTATCACTAGGTAATACATTAACGAGTTGAGCTGTTGATTTATCTTTAGCGAGACCTGCAAGGATCTGGAGACCACTACATGTAGCGTCTATAGCTACTGGTAGCCCAGTGCTTAACCTGTCTCTCTTAATTACACAGTGATAGAACTCATCACATGCAGCTAAGAATTGAAAAGGTTCCTCAGCTCCCTCCCACAAAGGAAGGTTACCTATTGGATCTGTAGCTATTAGTGCTATCTCATGCTCAGATCTATATGTCCAACTAAGACGATCAGCAAGTGTTTCTTTATCTAGACCAAAAGTGGTAGCTACTTGAAACCTCAACCATCTCTCTGCCTCATCATCCATAAAGGATTCATCAGCAAATCTTAATAGACTCTTTCCAAAGTCTGTATCTTGTGGAGTTAGAAATGCGGGGATAGGGTAAACCCTTCCTCGGTAGAACTTTTCTTTATTCTTAAAGCGTTCTACTGTCTCCATTGTCATCCTTGTACGACAAGACTTCTTAAACTCTTGAGCTTGAAGGTTTAGTGTCTCAGCTGTAAGCCTTCTATAAACCTTTCTAGCTTCTTCATTCTCTGCTATGTCAACAGGTTTGGGTGGTAGCTCGTGATGACATATTGGTGTGAACTTACCCACACATCTACCCTTTTGCTGGAGTATTTCAGCTACCTCAACAACAAAAGGGTTCAGGGTATAAGCAACCTTTTGAATTTTATTAAGGAAAGCAAAAGGTCTTTCTCCCTGTATAGGTGACGACTCGCTCCGACGAACCATGTCATGCCCTGCCATCACTTCGTTTAGAAGATATCCACCTTTTCTTTCAGGAGACCAATCATTTGGCTTGATTAGCATCGGCCAAGCTAAGGGACTGAAGAGTTCTGCAGTACTCATCACCTCATCTTTTATTTCCATAAACTCAGGTGTTGGAACCACAACATTTATAGTCTTCTTCCCTTTTCTTTCAGCATATTTTCCAAACCATCCACTCTCTTGCATCAAACAATCAAGCAACCAACCTCCTAAACGCACACGGTTACCAGCTCCCCATGTAACCCACTTCTGTACCTCATACCGATTCATCAGTGTTTGTATTACTACAACCTTCTGATCAGTACCTATTGCTTTATGCCAATAGTTCTTCTTAAGAGTCTCCAATAAACCTGGAGCATGAGTTTCGTAGTGCCTCATTTGACATTCGTTCTCTATTCCCTTACCTATTGACTCAGATATGCTGGTTAATTGATTACTTTTTAACTTAGTAGAGAAGACTTTATCAATCGTGATCTTGCAGGTTATAGCTGCAGCTGCAAGTGGTTCAATATCAACTAAATATTTATGTATTTCTTTGAAAGATTGTCCAGTATGACCTTCATGGATTCTTTTATTTGTTTCCTTGATTCTATTAACAACTAACGGCAACAAAGCATCAACTGATGCAATTCCATAGATAGAAGCTGAAGCATAAGATTTATCTTCAAGCCTTTTTGTGTTCTCTTTAAGTCTCTCTAACCCTTGGGCAATTGCAGCACGTTCATGCCTAATCTGCTCATCAATCTGATGCGGTGTGTGCATTTTTTAAGTTCACTAGATTGAGTTGTATGTCTAAGTGGATCCAATACATATTGGTATCACTGACTTTAGAAATAAGGCTTAACTTCTCAGCCAAGCCTTGGTTATAAAAGATGATTGTGATTAACTAGATTTTAAGTCTGGTGCGTCTACCAATTCCGCCACACTCCCCTGTGATAGCAAGCGATCTCAGCGATCCTTGAGTACTAATTATAAGCCGTTTACCATTTGCGGTAAACCAATGTGCTCAAATCAGTACTCAGCAGACTCACTAGATTACTTTAGCTAGCTGTGTAGAGGCTGGCATTGATTCGACATAATCATCTAATACTAGGTGTAGGTACCGGCGTGTTGTAGTGAGGTTTGAATGTCCCATTAATTGAGAAGTAGTTTCAATACATTTGCCATCCCTTAATGACCAAGTGCAAAAAGAATGTCTTAAACAGTAAGGCGTTCTTTTCTCTCCTCGATCATCATAAGTTAGATTTAAATCATCGGTAATTGATTCAAAGATCCTTCGATGTTGATCAATCCCTGATTTATATCTTGTGGTCCAATCATCACCGAATAAGTAATAATCATTGGAACCTTCTACATCCTTTATCCTGCGTTGCAAGATAGGAATGAGCATTGCTGCATCGTTAGCTAAAGGTACTTGACGCTTCCTTACTTCTCTTTTCAGAGTGAAGTCACGTCGTCCTCCAACTTGTATGTATGGAATACGTGCGTCTAGGTGAACATCACAACATTTAAGTTGAACGTATTCACTCCAGCTGATACCTGTATAGGCTGATAACAAAATAGTTTCAGCACAATTCTGGTACATTGCACCCTGTGATTTACTAAGTCGTAAACCATACTCATACATGTGGATCACTTGATCCTTAGTAAAGGTTGGCTTGTCTACTCGTTTAACATCCAACTTAGGAAAACAATATCTGTTGTCCTTGATGAATAGTTCACGAGGGTCAGGCCAAGGAATCAATCCTCTACCTAAGCAGTAGTTCAATGCTACTTGAGCAGTCCCTACGCAGAGATTGATAGTGCGATTACTCGCATCGTCTCTCTCCTTAAGAACTGATTTGACCACGTCCATGGTCGGTTGAGTGATCTTGGCAATTGCAAGTGAGCGTCCATGAATATCAATGAACTTGTTTGAGTTAGTGATGTTCGTCCTACGCCCAGCGTGATTGTGATCCCAAGTATCAAGGTGTTTGAACGTATAATCAAATACTTGACCAATCGTTCTAAGTCGCTCCATATAGTATGTGCTTGAGTTGGGTGATTAGTTCCTCACCTTTTTTAGTGAGAGTTAGAACTGACCTTCTTCTGTCAGAATCGTCTACCTCCTTCTTAATGAGATTAAGTCCAGGTTTTCTTTTACCACTAGCTAGATGCAACCGATGATGTTTGCTCAACATATCTGTATTTCTGCTCGAACTTGCCTTAGACATACAAGTTAGGTCTTCTTCTAATGCTTGCTTATGAGAACCATTACGAGAACCAACGTATAACAAGGAAGCTAGAACACCAATACTTATATCTTGGCTACCATGATCTTCATCAAACCGTCGTACACATTCGATAGCCTCAAAGATACGATCAATGTCTGAATCAGTTACTCTCCTTTGAAGTGGGTCTAGATCCATTTGACTTAGGTTTCCGTTCCCATTCTAACCGAAATCTCCCTAAATGAATCTGTATCATGGTAAAAGACTCCTCATCCTTTCCTATATATAGATTCCCTCTTGAGAAAAGCTGCATTACCAATGGTTGTCGAAGTGGATTGAATCCATTAAGTTATACTAAGAGAAGCATGAAAGGTCAACTAAGTACTCTTAACGAGTATATTTTGATACTGACAATCGTTTTCATCTTGTACTTGTTGATACATAAGATCAATTAACTCGTCCTTATATTTGTGATTCATTACTTCCAAGACAAGCTCAGAAGTTCTTAGTCTTTGTGTTAATGATTTAGTCATTGTTTAGGTTTAGGCTTAGGTGATAAAGCGTGTACTGTTTCGTGGTCTACTACTACAAACTCATGCGTATGATGTAGACGTTCAATAAATTTGAAGGCTGCACCCCTGTATTTATAAGGATGTTCAGTAACCTTCTTGGTTTTCAGGTTAGTAGCACGAATGATGCAGTCATGACTACTATTGATCTTCCAGTTAATAACTGTCCACTCATAGAAGTCGTCATAAGTAATCTCTGGAAAACAATCAGAAGGTGTGTCCTTGATTAGTTGCCAATTGTTAGGCTCATAGCCTTTCTTTTTCTTAGCCATGCTTAAAGTCCTCTTGGATAGCCTTCCATTCACTACGCTTTGCTGGTCTTACGTCCTTGACTTTCTCATCAATCCATACGTATGGATGCAATGCATCAGCCCTCGTCCTTGCCTCGTCCTTGCTAGAGGCTTCCAGCATGTAACTGCTGTAGTTTGTAGCAATGACATACCAACCAAGACTCTGTGAGTCCTTGCGATTGTGAATCATTGTTTTAAAAAGATGTATTAGATAATGGTTTTTATTTATAGATAGCTTGCTCTATCTCTATTAGCATTCGGAGTAGGTACGCTCGTCTAAGATTCAACAAGCGATTTGGTTTTACGCCTCTCGGCGATGTCACTAGTGTTGCAATGGATAAGAAGAAGCTCTCATAAAGCTCCTCATGTAACCAACCCGAAGGAATGGCTACAGGAGAAGGTCTATCTACAGGTCCATGATTGGTATTGAACCACCAGCGGCCTTGACCTTATCTACCATCTCTTTATCCTCTTTAGCGTGAAACTCTTCTCTTAACTTGTCGCCTAGTGCGTCCCTCTCAATGTTCAATGACTTGATTTGAGTGCTTACTACCTCAACGTCTACCTTACGATTAGCAATGAGTACACATTGGTCTACTAACTTCTCTCTGGTTAGATCTAAAGACTTAGAGTACGTACATGACCATGACTCGCTGTCATCACCAGTAAACTTCTCTAAGACCTTGTCATTGGCTTGTGTTGCATCTTCAAGCTTATACATATGAGCCCTTACAACGTCTAACCCATGTGTAAGAGCTTGCATATCCCAAATAGCTTGGATTTGCTCTCTATTAAGTTCTCTTTTTTGATCCCATAAAAACTCTATCTTTGATGAGATAGCTTTGTAGTCCTTATGGTCATACATGTATTCGTAGCAGCTAGCCATAATGTGTCCTTGTTAAATGAAGTAATTAAAAGAGACTTTGTTAAGTCCCTTATCTAATCAACTAAATAGAATGACTAGAGAAGAGAGTTAAAATGAAATGTATGGATTATTTCCGTAGCACTCACCATCCTTGTAATCACCTACCTCATCAACTACTTCAACCTTACTAAACACTTCTTTAGGTAGATAATCAGCAATTGTTTCATGCTTATATCTTCCTTTTGTTTGTACTCTTAGAAGTACATAGTTTGTGGTTAGTGCGTCCATGATTTGGTGTGCGTCCTTGCTTAATGAT